CGGAGATTGAGGAACTCATCGACCTCATCGACCAACGGTGAAACCCTCGATTGACGCGCCTCACCTTCGGTTCTCGATATTTTACTTCTCGTATGATAAAAAGAATTTACTTTCTTCTTCTAAGAAAGAAAGAAGAATCTTGAAAAAACAGGGGGTGGGGATTCCCGTCCTTTATAACCTCCCGCTGAATACGCCAGAGTTCTCGGAGATGAGCAACATGCATTTCAGACCAACCAAACCAAACCAATTCATCGGCAACGATGACCCCGAAAGCCCCCTCTTCTACCTCGACGAGTGGGAGCGTGATAGCCCCCAATGCCTCCTGTTCTCAGGAGCACCCGGACTGGGGAAGACCACAGCCGCCTACATCATCGCGGACTACCTCGGCCTCAAGGTCGAAGAGTTCAACGCGTCAGATGAGCGCGGCATCGACGTCGTGCGCAACCGCATCAAGCAGGTCGCCATGACCGCGTCACCGTGGGAAACGGTGATGATTCTGCTCGACGAGGCCGAGGGCCTGACCAAGCAAGCACAGGACGCCCTGAAGCGCACGATGGAAGTGTCGAAGGTGTGGTGGATTCTCACCTGCAACGACGACTCCGCCATTATCCCAGCCATCAAGTCGCGCTGTGTCCACTTCAGATTCAAGCCCTACACGGCAAAACAAACTCGCGCGTATGCGGAACTATTGCTTACAGAGACTGGCGCAATTTGCTCCGACGACCCCGACGCACTCCATTCTCACTTCGCCGGTGACCTTCGCGCTATCGGCAATCACATCTTGAGCGGGCGAACGCTCGCACAGAATCAGACGAACTTCGACAGCATCGCGCTCGACGTGGCTGCGGGAGAGTGGGAGTCCGTCCACAGGAAGATGCTTCAGATGGTCGATGATGGGTTCTCCCTTCACCGGCTGATGCAGCGCATCCACGAACACGTCCGTTCGGTCGGTTTGGAAGCCGAACAATTATATGCCTTCTTCGTCGTATGGGGAGATTTCGTGCTGAGAATGCACACATGGCCTCTCGGAGTGTCCGCCTTTGTGGACTACTTCGTGGCTGCCCTGTATCGCGAAGACAACACCAAGGAGGAATGAACAATGCCCAACCTGAACAACAACGAAACCAACACGAACAGCAGCCTGCACCCCGAGGTCGAAGAGCGCCTCAAGTGGTGGGCTGAGAAGAACGCCAAGACGATGGACGAGGCCACGTCAGCCTTCGGCACCTACCTGATGACCGAACTCGGCGTCGCGTCCCCCAACGACGAAGACGACGACTTCCTCATCGACGCTGCTGAAACCTTCGTGGTCGAGCGCCGTGTGATGAGCGGTGGCGGACGCGACGAAACCCCACTCGTGGGATACTTCGTCGGCATCGACCCCAAGGTCCGTGACGGCCAAGAACGGAAGCGCGCCCCTGCGGTCAGCGCAGCCATCGACAACCTCGACGCCGCGATTCAGAACGGCCTCGTCGCTCGCGCCTACACCGAAAACGGTGTGTGGATGCTTGAGAAGAAGGACGGCCCTATCGCCACCGAGGAGAGCGCGGATTCCAAGCCGTGGTTCCTCTTCGATGAGCACGGCCTTTCCGTCGCCATCCTGCAGAACAACCCCGAGTGGGCGCGCTTCGGTGAACCCATCACCCCCTACCGTTGGCAGCGCACCTACTACTTCCTCGGCAACGAGAAGAACAACTTCATGGACGAACAGCGCGTCCTGCGCCTGACCGTCACGAGCAAGGACAAGGACGACTGGTTCGTCCCACAGATGTTCGCCGAGTGCACGGTGAAGGTCCGTCCTCAGCGCGACAACGTCAAGCCGGAGTGGGCTGACTCCTACAACGCCTACCCTCTCCCCGGCGCGCTCAACTACGGAGCCGACTTCGTGGACGAAGAGGTGCGCGGCGCCATCAAGCCCGACCGCCTCATCCCCGGACTCGACGCCTACGTCAAGGACCTCACCACCTTGCCCGAGGTGTTTGAAACCAAGCAGACGCACGTCAACGGTTACAACCCCGTCGGCCCTCTCGTCTTCATCCGCGGCAAGGTCAGCGACATGCGCAAGGAAGCGCGTGACTCAGAGTGGGACCCCGTCGGTCACGACTACAGCATGAGCGTGTCGTCCTTCGACCTGCTTCGCGCCTTCAGCGGTGGTCGCCGACAGAACCTGCCCTGCTACGTCCACGGTGCTCTCGGTGACCACGGTCACCCCTTCGACTACTCGACGGAGGAGGGGTGGAAGCCCTACGCCGTGAAGTCCACGGTCATCGTCTTTGGACGCCTCAGCGTCCGCGTCACCGACGACGGCCCGCAGCCCGCCATCAAGACCTTCGGTGTTTTCGCCGTGCCCCGCCTCGCCATCCCGGCAGGCGAAGGCGGCGACACCTCGGTCAGCCAATACGGAGAGTGAACTGAATGCCCAACCTGAACGACCTGAAACAGCAAGCCCAACAGACGACCGCGCAACCTACGTTTGACCCTGAAACCGGAGGGGTCGCCGAAACCGCACCCCCCGCCAAGCCCATCGCATTGGGCGTGTGGGATGAGATTGAGGCCGCGGCTGACCATCAGCCCGACTCTCTCATCTTCATGGGACTCGTCGGTCCCGAAGGTGTCGGCAAGACCGGCATCGTCCTCGACAGCATGACCGACGAAGAGAAGGCGCGCGGCGATGTCGTGTTCGTCCTCGACTTCGACGGTGGCGGACAGACCACCCGCATGACTCACCATCGCGCGCATGCGAAGAACATTCGATGTCTCAACCCCAACGTGATGTTCCAAAAGGAAGGCGAGGGTCGCGAGGCCATCGACTACCCTGCAACGCATCGTCGCGTCATGAAGATTGGCGAAACGCTCGTGGAGTGGGCAGCGAACCCCGGCGACCGACCTCGGCTCCACTCGGTGCTCATCACCGCAATCGACCTGTGGGACAACGTCGCCAAGAACTGCATGTTCATCGAAGACCTCGGCACCGCCCCTGACGGGATTGGCGCCAAGGTCAAGCCTCACGAGCAAGTGGGCATGCGCTTCAACTGGCAGATTCGCACTACGCGATTCCACCAACTGACCACCATCGCGCGCACCCTGATGCAACTCGGCGTCCGCGTCTACTACGAAACGCACTTCTCCGACCTGCAGGACAAGACCGGTGCAGTCATCGGGAAGAAGGCGGCGTGGGAGAAGCACACCCCGAACTACCTCAACCAAGTGCTCTACTTCCACAAGAGCAAGGTGCGTGGCGATGACGGGAACCCGACGGGTGAGACGCGCTACGAGGTGGAGTTCGTCAAGAGCAAGACCAACCCGGAACTGCTCGACCAACGACGCACCATCATGGTGACCAAGCAAGACCAGTCGCCTGAGTGGTTCGGCCTGCCTGAACTGAGGGAGGGCGGCGTTTGACTGAATGGCCGAAGACGGGCACCCCCGCCCACAACAACGCGCGAATCAGGAGCGAGGAAGACATCCCTCAACCAAACCCCGAGTGCCTGATGTGTGGAGGAAGCGGCATGCTCTACGAGCAGCGGTGGGACCCCCATCAGGAAATCATGGTGACGGAGATGGATGCATGCCCGTGCGTCTTCAAAGAGTGGAAGCCCGTCCCTGACCCAACCTGCAGCCAATGCAACGGGACCGGAGCGGTGCAAGAGCGGTTGGCCGTCAGGAAGATGGGCGTCGTGGAGGAAGCCATCTTCTACCACGACTGCGTCTGCATGCGATACGTCGAAATCAGGAGAGGAGAGGATGATGCACATCAAGGGTGAGAACCGAAAGCGACTTTGTGGCTCGACCGGCAACTACGAACCCGTCGGGTCCGACAACGAATTGCCTCTCTGCGAGAAGTGCGCGCAAATCTACCTTACTACCCACGGGGAGGCGTTCCGATGATGGCGCAGGCTGTCGTCCGAACCGACGCTCTTCTTGCGCTCATCACCGGTTTCGGCGAGAACGTGCTTGACCTGCGTCTCACCGTCAAGGACAACAAACTGAGCGGCGCCGTGGGCATGACGACCCACTTCTGCAGCAAGGGCATGGCGGTCATCGTGGCCGAAGACACGCCCTATCATGCAGGGGACATTCTCGTTCCCGACGTCGCCAAGGCTGCAGCCTTCCTCAAGGCGAGCAAGGAGAAGACCACGTCACTCCGCCACGTCGGCAACGTCCTGACCCTCAGGAGCGGGAGCAACGAGTTCAGCACCCCAAGTCACAACAACGTCCTGTCTCATCAAAGCGTAGGTCGCGCGCAATTGGCTTTGGCCGAGGCGCAGTCCAACAACTGGACGAAACTCGGACGCGCGAATCTGGAAGTTCATGGTGTTCTGAACATGGGCGACCTGCACGGTTTGGCGACCATGTCGAAGGTGACCGGCAAGGACAGTCCGGTTCGCATCCGCATCGAAGACGGAGAGATGGTCATCACGGCAGGCAACGAGCGTGGTGCTCGGATGAGCCGAACCATCGACGTCGACGTCAAGGACGGCGACATGGCGGAGACGGTCTTCGGCGGTCACCTGCCGCGCCTCCTCCACGCCATGCCGAGCGGTGACGTTCTGTTCCACATGGGCAACCGGAGCGCACTCGTGCTTCGCCACGGTGAACAGGACGCGATGCTTGTGCTGATGCATCAGGAGGGAGTCCGGTGATTGCGGACGCCATCTACCACAACGGAGAAGCGCCGACCATCTACACACGGTGGCGCGACGAAAAGCGCGAACTGCATGAGAAGCGCGTCTCCTACCGACCTCACTTCTACGTCCCTGCGGGGACGACCGAGTCCCGCCTCGACAAGATGCTGAACGTCTTCGCAGCCGAAGAGCCGTCCATCGACAAGAGGACGATTCACAAGGGCGTCGATGGAGCCAACCTTTGGCGCATCGAATGCGACAACCCCTACGCCATCAAACCGATGCGCGAGTCCTTGGGCGTCAGGACCTACGAGGGTGACGTGTCCGTCATCGACCAATACCTCATCGAGAATGTGCCCAAGATGCCTGAGTGGAAGCCGCGCAAGTGGTGGTATGATATTGAGTGCAACACCGGGGACGACAAGTTCACCACGGTCATCGCCGTCATCGACTCAGACCTCCCTCTTCCCCGCGTTTTCGCATGGGCTGACGAGCAGACCAATTGCCCCTACGGCGAGTTCGACAACGGCGCCCTCTACACGAGAGAAGTGCGCGGCGAAGAATACATCTTGACCCTCTACCGTTCCGAGAAGAAACTCTACGACGGATTCATCGAGTTCCTCAACGAACGCAACCCCGACATGATGATTGCCCACGCAGGCACCTTCTTCGACATTCCTCACATGGCCGAACGCCTCGACAAAATCCACGGCTACGGCGGCTCGGGCAAACTCAGTCCTGTCGGAATCTACAACGCCCCGCGTGCAGGGAAGCGCATGTTTCCTGACGCGCAACCCATCGTGGGTCGTTGGCAGTTCGACACAGCCGCGCCTGAAAGCAGCGGCACCGGCTTTGAGCGGGTGTGGAAGGACAGCGGCGGTGGGCAGTTGCCCGACCGCAAACTCAACACCATCGCTGAAACACTCGGCCTCGGCTCCAAGTTGACTGAAGAGATTGAGGGCATGACCGTCCACAACGGTTGGTATGAATACTGGTCCGAGTTCGTTGACTACTGTCTCCTCGACACCGTGCTGCTGCGCGGCATCGACGAGGCACGCAACGTCACAGACTTCTTCGTCGAAATGGTGCGTCTGACCGGTGTTTCTCTCAAGTCGGTGAGCAACGTCAGCAACTTTGCGCGAGGCCTGATTTCCCGAAGGACGGACATGAAGGCACCGACGCGCTACCAGTCGAATCACGACAGCCTGAAGGGTGCTGAGTTCATCAGGAAGGAGAATGGCCTCTACGAAGGTGTGGCCGTCGTGGACTATAAGGGCCTATACCCATCGCTGATGAGCGGCTATAACCTCTCATGGGAAACTAAGCGACACGGACCCGGCGAAGGCATCATCGAGATGGAAAACGGGACCTTTTGGGACCAAACCGAACGGGGTATCCTCCCGCAGATTGTCGACTACCTCTTCGACTACCGCGCTATCTGCAAGCAAAAGATGCGCGACGCTGAAACCAAGGAGGTGCGTGCAGCATGGAACACGACTCAGTCGGCAGTCAAGCGCGTGATGGCGAGTCTGTATGGGATGACCGCGCACGTCGGCTACGGTTGGTCAGAACTCGACGTTGCTGAAACCATCCTGTCCGAAGGCCGTCGCTGCATCGCCTTGCTCGACAGCGTCGCCACCAACATGGGCTACAACGTCCTCTACGGTTTCACCGACTCGGCATTCATCCAAGTGCCGTTCGATGAGGCAAAGAACCTCGCGCTCCGCATCACGGAGCGTGTCCAAGAGGTGACGGGCAACGAGATGCTCATCGCCGAACTGGAAGCCTACATGCCCTACTGGCTCCTCGCCGGGAAGAACATGTATGCGGGCAAAGTGTCCTACCCTCCTGAAGACGAAGGGAAGATGAAGACCGCCCGCTTCGGAAAAGGGAGCGATGAGGCCCCCATCAGCCGTGGTATTCAGCGAGACGTGCTCGACCTCATCTGCAGCGGAGCACCCGAGGCAGATGTGCGCGCAGCAGTTCTTGACGTGGCGATGCCCATTCGCAACGGTGAGGTGGACTTGAAGCAAGTGACCAAGTCTACTCGTCTCAGCAAGCCGGTGGAGCAATACAACGTCCTCTCCGGTGCGTCTAAGGCTGCGCACTACTACAACACCCACATCAATCCTGACGAGCCGCTCGGTGCCGACGACTCCGTCAAATGGACCTATGTCTCGGCTGTGCCGCTCGGCAAGCCTCAGACAGCAATCATCGCCTACCGCGACCCCTCCGAGGTCGAAGGCTTTGAACTCGACATCAAGACCATCGTGGAAAAGAACATCCACAAGAAGGTCAAAACCATCTTCGACGTCATGGGTTGGGACGTCGATGCTGCAATCGGAACCCCACGACCCGCACAATACTGGTGATGAACATGAAGAACCAAGAACTGAACGAACGGATTGACCAACTGACTGCGCGCGTCGACATGCTGACGCGACTCGTAGATGAGATGGCTGAAGAACACAACGAACTGACCCGGCTGCGTAAAGCCGTGGGTGAGATGCAACAACTGCTACAGAAGGACGGCAAGTGGTTCGTCCACGACGTCAACGTGTCTCCTGAGAAGGGGGTGCAATACTGAACCCCTCATGCGATTGCGACGTGAGCGGTTACACGCTCAAATACATCGAGCATGTGAGCGAGCATCAACTCCCTGATTTTGACGCATTTTCCCCGGCTCTTTTCCACGGAAACCCGCAGGAGATTGTGGACAGACTCAACGACCCCGCGAACATGCCCGAAGAAGAGGTGACTCATTACTTCGTGGAGCGCGAGGCAGTCTTTGTCTGCGAAGGATGCGACAAGCAAGTCCCTTTGACGGAAGACGACATCGGCTTGTTGGTTTCTATCCTCGGGGATTACTTGGCCGAGGACCCAAACGCTGAGGAGTGGAAGGGGGAGTCTGAATGAAGGTGACCCTTCACTACACCACCCCCGTCCACGGCGAGGAGCATCAAATCGAAGGCGACCTCGTCTTTGGTGACGCGCTTCTCAACGAATACATGGGCGTCAGGACCGACGAAGGCGTGCACTTGATTCCCGGTGGATTGGTGTTGCGCATCTTTACGACGGAGTTCGACTCCGACCTCTACGAAGTGGACATCGAGAGCGTGCGTGCTTCCAAGCACCTCGCCCTCAAGCGCATCAACGAGGAGCAGCAACGAGAGAAGCGACCACGGAGTGGTTTTCATGGCTAAGGTCTACCCGGATGGCTCCTCTTACGCGTGGACGCCCGAGATGGGCGAGGAGGGCATCATCATCCGTATGAGCAAATCGACGGCAGGGTCCTCTTATTGGTGCGTGCAGCAGATGTGGCTGCAGCAAACCTTCCCCAAAGAGCAGGGACTCGTCAAGCACCTCGTCGTTGGTGACGACGTGCACAACGGCCTCGACCTGTTTTACCAAGGCTTGCAGGACCACAACGTGGAGAACATCAAGCGCATCATTGGAAACAAAGGAGACGCGACAGAATACCTGATGAGCCTCGTCCCTACACCGGACATGATTCTGAAGAACAGGCGCGCAGAGAACAAAGATTTCCCCTTCTACCACGACGACTACAGCCGTAACATGAAGTGGTTGATGGAATACGAAAACGCGCGCATTCAGATGGACCCTCAGAACGTGCTGCCCGTCGCCAACGAGGTTCGGCTTGAGGTCCGCATGGACTTCAACGTCAACGGCCACGGCCTCATCCCTGTGCAATTCGTGGGCATCATCGACCGCATCTTCCGTGCACCCGGTGGTGGCCTGATGCTGTTTGAACTGAAGACCGGCAAATGGAGCGACTATAAACTGCCCCAAATGCGAGGAGAGATGGCTTACTATCAGTTCCTCATCGAGAACGCTCCTAAGGATTACCTCATCGAAAAGGGACTTGACGCACCCGTCACCCATTGGGGATGGCGTTACTCCGCTGCGGACACATGGAACATCGAGGAAACGAAAATAGCAAGCCATGCGGCCATGAAGAAGCGCGTCCACGACCTACTCGTGGCTTATCTGACGCAGAACTTCCCGTTGGCGAATCAGGACTTCAAGTGCTCCTACTGCAACTACATCGAACTGTGCCCCAAATACGCCATCCAAACGGAGGAAGGGGCGTGACCCCGCTCAAGTTCCACTACCCCAAGGAAGTCGGCCTCTTCAGGAAGGTTGTCCGCTCGGAGTCCGAGTTGGAAAAATACTGGCGCGCGCTTGAAAACTCACAATGTGCGTTCATGAGCGTCTACGGCTTCCGCGGTTTGCAGCCAAACGAACGGCGCGCGGAATACAACACCGCCATCATCCGCCACTTCGTGCTCGACTTCGACAAGAAATACCGCAAGGGCAGCAGCATGGTGGAGGTCGAGGGCGACGAGGTCGTCGACCAAGTGCGCCGCCTCCATCAGTTCCTCCTCGACGCCGACATCAACCACGGCGTGTGGTTCAGCGGCAACGGCTTCCACATTTGGGTCAGCCTCGACAAGACCTACCTTGCGTCGAGCGGTTGGCATGCCTCGCAGATTCGTGCTGCGGGAAAGAGCATCATCAACGAGTGGAAGAAGGACATGGAACTCTACTGCATGGACCCAACGGTCCCCTTCGACTTGGCTCGCGTCATCCGTATCCCCAACTCGTATAATGCGAAGCAGCACGTCCTCCGGTGGAGCATCCCGCTCAACACCGAGGAACTGATGACCATGTCGTGGGACGAAATCTGCGACATGGCTGAAACGGCACGCAACACCGCGTTCATCTATGGTGAGAAGGGCGTCGTCCTTGAGGTCAAGAAGATGCGCGAGCGTCGTTTCAAGGCCACCGGCGACCCCGTCGAGTTCGACACGGTCAAGATGGGCAGCATCAAGATTCTACCCTGCCTGATGGAAGCGGCGTGTGTGGTCGGCAGCAACCCACCTCATATCGGACGAGTGAGCCTCGCCATCTACTTGGCGTCGCGCCTACGCAACTTCCTACCTGTCGAACGAACGACTGTAGAGATGCGTGAGAAGCACGTTCAGACTCTGTCTGAGTTCATCTCTACGCTTCAATGGGCTGATTACGACCCCGGCATCACCGAATACCAAGTGCGCTCCATCGTGGAGCGTGGATACTCCGAGCGATGCGAGTCGCTGATTGGGAAGGGTCTATGCGTGGGTCGATGCACCCTGTGGGACGGGACAGGTGTTCACGATGAGTGAGAAGGACTTTGCATTCCTCGCGTGGTTCGGCAGGCGCAAAGGCTCCAAGGGGGCCAACGGCATCACTCAGTCCACGAAGCCCGTGCACCTCGTTCTCAAGCGAGGGGACGGTTCTGTGAAAGAGAACGACGCTTCCCTCTGCGGAATGGTCATCGTTGGTGGCCGCGATTGGGACCTCGTCGATGAGCCACCTGAGCGCATTTGCGCGCGCTGCCAGAAGTTCTCCAAGCGATTCGAGCATTACAGGGGGCGACGATGGTGAAGCCGCCTCTCGTCATCGACACGAACGAACGTGGCTCCCTTGTCGCAGCCGTTGAGCGTCGGGCCAAGAGCCGTTCTCCACGAGTGGACGTCGCGCGACAGAAACTCGTCAACGGTGACTACCGCTGCGGTGACTGGCTCATCGAGGCCAAAAGCGTGGACGACCTTTTCTCCTCGATGCGAAGCGGTCACTTGATGCGCCAACTCGACAACATGGACGCCAATGATGGGAACTACGGACTCATCATTTGGGGTGAGATTGGAGGCTACGTCGCGCGTGCTCGTGAGCGTGGCTCCAAGATTACCGCCAGTCAAGCCCTCAAGCAGATGACCGGCTTCCTCGGTCGCGTCGTCGCCGACTTCGGGTGCCTCATCTACCGTGCCCCCAACGTGAGCGAAGCCTCAGCCTTCATGGTCGCGCTCCACGAAAAGACATTCAAGAAGGCAAGCAGACACGGCGCCCAAGCCGTGCGACGAGTGAGCACGAATGACGTGCGCGCTGACATGCTGTTGACCATCCCCGGCATTGGGCCTGAGATGGTGGACGCAATCCTCGATGCATGCGGCTCGATTGAAGAGGCCGCATGTGGTGACTGCCTGCGCGAAGTTCCCCGCATGGGGAAGGTGCTGCGCAACCGCGTCATCGACGTCCTCACGAGTGAGGATGAATACCGCGTTGAGCGGTAACTTTCTTCTTCTTAGACTCTGGTGAGAAATCAGAATACGAGAAACGGTTATAGGCGTCTTGCGCCGGGAGGGAGTGTAAGCCCTCCGAAGACGACGCCGCCCCCCAAGGTGATTTAACATGCCCCAACGAAACTGGAACACATACGCAGCCGTGCAAGAATACCCCATGCTCAAGGAATACTTGGAGCGATTCAGGACGACCTCGTTCTTCAACGAGATACCCGGCCTCATTTCGTTCTTCTACCTCCAAGGGCAGACGCTCGTGGACTACGTTCGCATCCCCGTGTGGGCGAGCGCTCTCGACCCCCGAGTCCATGTCTTTTGGATTCAACCAACGAGGTCAGGAAAGACCATCGCGTGGGAGTTCACAGGCGAAGTTGCGAAACTCGCAGGCCTACCGACCGACATGTTCACGAGCGGAACAGACAGCGCGCTCATCGGGTCCATCGACTCCATTCCTGATGGAGAAGGTGGCTACGAAATCGTGCAGAAGCCCGGTCTGCTCGCAGGCAAGAAGTGCCTGAACTTCGACGAAGGTTCAATCCTTCTCCAAGCGAACCCCAAGCAATTCTTCTCCGAGGTCATCCTGTATCTGCAGCAAGCCATGAACAGCGTCGGCAGTCACAGCAACACGCTGACCAAACACATGAAGAACGGCAAAGTCGAGACTGAATCGCGCGTTTCCCTGTGGATTACCTCCTTCCCGCCGAGCGGGGTCAAGGAATACGTCCTGACCAAAGGGCTGTTCCAACGTGTCCTGCTCCTCTACCGTCCGTGGAGCGACGACATGCGACAGCGCGTGTCCGAGCGACGGATGGACGGTGTGTTTCAGGACAAATTGGAAGGCGTCATGTCCGTGCAGGACATCGCGGACCACTTCATCCGCCTTCGCGAAAAGACAGAAGCGCGTGTTTTGCATTTCGCAGACCTGACCCACAACGAGTGGGAAGCCTACCCACCCGAGGCGAAGGAAGAGATTGCGCGTGCTGTGATGCACGACATGTTCACCATCGACTCGTCGTTCAAGCCTCAACTGCTCGCTTCGGTGGACGAATACTACACCCTCGTCCGAGGCATGGACAAGCACCTGTCCGACGTGGTCTGTTCGTTCATCCCCAACATTCTCAACTACACCATTCTCTTCGCTACGCACCTTGCCTGCATGCGAGTGATGCGCGACGGCATCGGCGCTGATGAGGAGTGGTTGGTTACCGGCAACGACGTGGAAGCCGCGACAGAAATCCTCTACGACATCTACGAGCAACTGGTGCTTTGGTTGGAGTCTGAGGTTGAAGTCGGCACCAAGGCCGCTCAGAAGGTCGCACGACGCGAGGAGTGGAAGAAGGCCTACGACGTGTGCAAGAAGGTCGAGGTCGAAGGGCGAGGCGACGGATGGGTGAGGAAGAACGAGATGTTCGACCGCTACGGCAGTCAACTCGGCCTCAGCCGCCCGTCCATCTACAAGCGCTTCAGCGAAACAGGCGACCTGTTCCGCAGCGCCAAGGTCGGCACCACCGCCTACGTCAAGATGAAGGAGGAGTGAAGCATGAGCAACGACATGAAGGTCATGGCCCTCGACATTGAGACATCGAACTACTCGCATGAGATTGGAGGGTGGGGTAAGACGCACATGTTCGACCCCACCGTCGTGGCGACGTGGGACGGGGACGAAGCGCACATCTTCTCCAAGGAAGACGTCAGCGTCGAAGGTGCAACCGTGCACCCCCTCCACCCCCGCGACCTCGGAGAGCACCTCAAGAAGCACGTTGACGCAGGCGGCATCGTCGTTGGTCACAACATCAGGGGGTTCGACCTCCCCGTTCTTCGTGACGCCCTCGACATGCACTACGCAGGCGTTTTGCTCAACAAGCAAGACAGCATCATCGACACGTCGTGGTCGTTGCGTGAAGCAACAGGTGGCGCGCGTCACAGACTCGACACGCTGTGCAAGCACACGCTTGGTCGCGGCAAGGAAATCATGGACTCCGCGGATGCTCCCGTAGCATGGCGCGAGGGTCGCTACGATGAGGTAGCGAAATACTGCCTCGACGACTGCAAACTCAATTTGGACCTGTTCCTCCACGGGAGGAACGAAGGCTTCGTGAAGAGCCGGAATGAGGAAACAGGTCTGATTGAGGAATACAGCATTGGTTGGTGAACACATGAGTGAAGAACGCAAAACAGGAAGAGAAGCCCAAATGAGCAATATCCGCGCAGCGGTGCAGGTAGCAGAAACCGTGAGGTCGACGCTCGGTCCCGCAGGCATGGACAAGATGCTCGTTGACGAACGAGGAGACACCATCGTGACCAACGACGGTATCACGATTCTCCGTGAACTGAGCACCGGTCATCCCGGTGCGCGGATGATGGTGCAGGCAAGCCAGACGCAGGAAGAGGTCTGCAGGGACGGCACGACGAGCGTCGTGGTCCTTGCCGGTCAGATGCTTGCCCTGAGCGAAGGCCTGCTGATGCGAGGCATCCATCCGCAAACCATCGTGCGCTCATTTACGCGCGCATCGCAACATGCTTTGGATGATGAGAATATCCCCGGACGTTCGACAATCACTCAGGACACATTCCGTGACGTCGCAGCCACAGCCCTGCGAGGTAAGGCAAGCGAGAGCCACTTGGAGCACGCGGCAGGCCTATGCGTCGATGCCGTCAGCATGGTCGCCGGTAAGGCAGAAAACGTCCGCATCCTCACCCAAGCAGGTGAAACGATGGGTGACTCCTACATCCATGAAGGCATCGTGCTCAACAAGACCTTCGTCAACCCTGACTACCAAGGGCATGAGAATGCCGTCGTGTTGATGCTTGATGGCGGACTTGACGGGTTCAACTACGAAGACGTGCAGATGCAGGTCAGCGACCCTGCCCAACTCGCAGCCATCCGCGAGCAGGAAATGGAAATCCTCAGCAACGTCGCGCGACGCATCGTTGACCTTGGCGTCAACGTGCTGATTGTTCGTGACGGCGTCCACGAGGCGGTTGCTAAGTTCCTCGACAATCACGGTGTAGGTGTGGTGAGTCGAGTGCAGCAATCAGACATCGACGCAATTTCGCGCGTATCCGGCATTCCCATCTACCATCGAATCACCGAGGTTGCTGAAGACTTGAGCACCCACAGCCTGACTGTGATGAACAAGCGTATTGGCGACCTCGACTACGTCGCCATCGAGTGCGAAGACAGCAGCACGGTCACGCTCGTTGTGCGCGGTGCAACCCGCCAGACCCTCGACGAATACGAGCGTGCCTTCGACGACGCCATCGGAGTCACCGCACTCGTCTGCAACGAACTCTACATCTATCCCGGCGGCGGTGCTGTCTACTCTCGTCTGTCGCAGGTCACCCGCGAAATGGCGAAGGATACGCCCGGTCTATCGGCGCGCGAGCGCATGTGCATGGAAGCCTACGCCGACGCGCTCGAAATCATTCCTGCAGCCATTGCGAGCAACGCAGGTATGGACCCGCTTGACGTGGTCATGGAACTGCGAGCATGCCCCGAAGGGCACGGACTCTACATCAACCCCGAAGGTGAAGGAGAGGTGACTGAAACAGGGAAGCACGGCGTCTTTGAGCCTGCTTCGCTCGTCATTCAGGTGGTCAACTCAGCCACGGAAGTGGCCTGCGCCATCCTCCGCATCGACGACATCATCGCAAGGAGAGGAGATGCCTGAGCCTGAACGCGGTCCTCGCCGTTCTGCTGCTGCTCATCATCGTTGACGTGGTCATCGTTGTGATGGACCGTTTCATTCGGGGCGTTGGGAATCTTCCGGTGCCGGGGTCCGAGCAGCGAACTCGTGAAGAGGAGTAGTCATACCCGCCTTGCGGGCTTGCTCCATCATCTTCTGACGTCGCGCCTCTTTGGCTTGGGCCTCGGCCTCGGCCTCCTTACGTCGCTGCTCCATCGCCTCAAAGTCGGTCGGTGCAAAGGCGGGCTTGCCGTCGAGCGTTTGCTGCCCCTGCTGAAACAGACGCGTCTGTTCCTTGAGCATGCGGAACGACAGGTCCATCGGGTCGCCCGTAGTGAAGTAGCCTGATTGGTCAAACGACGGCGTGTTTCGACCGTGGAAGTAAATTGGTGTAGGGCGGGGCATGTCGAAATGGTATTGGTCGGGCATATCACCTCCATAGACGATGCGTGTTGCCTCAGGCATCACTCGCGGGTCGTTGGGGTCGTTCACGTTACCGACAACCCTCATACCGTCACGGACTGTAGAACTGTGTTCTACAGGGTCGCCCACCTCGTCGAGCCTCTCAGGTGGGATTGGCCTATGGATAGCGCGACCGTAGGAGTTCGTCAACGCATTCGACGTGTTAGCGTAGCAATCGGGCACGGTGCACCCTACAGCGCCCTCGTGGGTGTGGACCTGCCTGCCTTGCTCACAAAGAGGACATTCTCGACCAATATCCACCTGCTCCCTCGCCTTCTCTGACGACATGCGCGCAACAGGCTTACCCTCCATGTCGAACTCAACAGGGGTGGTGAGAGCGGGATGGTCATCGGGGAGGAACGTGTCGTAGCCGTCTCGTTCACTCTTCAACGTCGAGCCAACGCTCGGATGACTGCGCGCTCGATTGGTGTGTGGGTCTTCGGGCACGATGGTCCCACGCTTCGTGTGACTCATGTCCTTACCGCCTTTTCCGGCGACCCCACGCTTGCGTCGCTCGCGTTCAAGGTTGCGCCTATACCGCTTTCTTTCAGGTGAAGATTCGTATCGCGTCTCGTATTCGCGCTTGTGCCTGAGGGCTTCAGGCGACTTGGCTTCCTTTCGCACGTTGGGGTTATCCGTCGCACCCTCTTCCATCATCTTGTCCCAAAAACCGAGAGATTCGTCGAGCATGTTGGTGGGGCGCATCACGACAGGACCACCGTGATGTTGCTCCAAAACTTCCCTCAGTTCGTTTAGCCCCCGACGACCGCGCCCGCTTTGCCTACCCTTTCGTTGAACCCCGTAGTGGTCCACAAGGTAGACGTTGCTGTCTTTGACTTGACGAATACCCGCGCGCACTTGACCGTCGGGTGACTCGTAGAAATGGGTGAAATCCTCTCCAAAGATTCTCTTTCTTCCGCCCCCCAATGGGCTACCTTTCAGACGAGGGTTGTTCAAACGAGTTAACCCGAAGGGGTTTGGATTCTGCGGCGACTGAGCGATGTCTGGTGTGACGCTACGAGGCACCTCCTCCGTAGGGCCACCTTCAGAAACGCGCATGATTGCACCTTGGGGTTCAGGCATCCCCATCTTTTGTCGGTAAGCAGCGAGCGCGGGGTCAGGCTCCTCGCGGTAGTAGAGGGGCGCCTTGAGGACGTCCCACCAATCCACCGTCACTCCCCCTTGAGGAGAGAAAGGGCTGCGCTCATGACGTCACGCGGGTCGTCGAAGGAGGTAAGGATGTCCTGTCCGCGCGCACGCAGTTCTGCGTCTTCTTCCTGAGGTGAGAGGAATCGCTGCATGGCGGCGTCGATGGGTTGGTCAAACTCCTGCTCGACGTTCCTGCGGGGGCGCGCCATCGTCGTCTGACCGCCACCGCGCGATGTGACCCTCGCCCCACCTGCGGTGCGTTGACCGGGGAGCGGGTCAGGGTCCACCTCTGCTCCGGTGTAGCGAATGTTCTGCAGGGTTGTTTCAGCCCGCTGTCGTGGGTTGTGACCCGGCTTGTTGAAGTCGATGTTGCGCATAGGTTCGTCTTCCATAGACTCTTGCCGCATGGGTCGCCCTGCGCCGGGTTGGCGCGCGTAGACGTTTTCTGAAGGAACTTCGCCGCGCATGTATCTCCCCGCATGCTCCGTCATATCGCGGATGAAGCGCGCAAGGCCGTGATTCTTCTGACCCTTCTTTGATGAGAAAAGGTCATCGTGGTAGGCGGCTCCAAACCTAAAGGGGATTTTCTCGTCGTCGTCGTAGTAGAAGCCTTGACGCGCGAGGTCATCGGGGTCAGCGTATAGGGGCATCCCGTATTTCTCTCTGAACGCCTTGTCTTCTTCTTCTGCCGAATCACCCGAATCACCTCGACCGGGGAGGCCGAACTCATGGACCATTTCCAACAGAGCCTTCTTTTCGTCCTCTTCAATTTCCTCTCCGCGCTCGGCCTTTTGAGCCAGCCTTTCCAAGTCATCAACCGACACATGCATGAGTTCCGTTGGCTCAAGACCGCCACCCTCGTATCCGCGCGCATGCCCGCCGCCACTCATAGGAGCCGCGTCTTCGTCTTCGCCAATCTCTTGAGCCGTAGGTTTTCGCCCTTCCATGATGGCCTGCATCGCATCTTCGATGGTCCTGTCGCTCGCGCCGCGCGCTGTGAGCAAGCGCCCCATCATCTCGGCTTCTTGCCGCAAACGGTCAGCGCTTGGATACCTCAAACCTTCAGCATCGTCACGCCCCATCTCTTCTTCGGTCAACTCTCCGATTCCACGCTCACGGAACCTCCTGCGGTGAGCATCATCGGGGTCTTCGTAGTTCTCATCACCGCGCACTTCTGCGACTTCTTCATCCATCCTTTCCTGTTCGGAAAGACGGTCCTGTCGGTCCCTGTAGGACTCCTTCGGCCTGCTCCGCTCCTGCCCCTTGAGCCTGTCTTTGACTTCCTGAATCGCGTCGTCTCCGCCCTTGAAACCGGGGCTGTTTATGACGCTCTCAACCATCTCGGGGGTGTAACGTGAAAAGGCACCCTTTCCTTGGAAGAGTTCTGGATTCATCAACCCCCTTTTCTGACTCTGAAATCGACGCCCCTTTGCACCCATTTCGGCTTGCTCGTCGAGCAGGTTCTGCAGATTCAGTCCCGCCGGTGGGTGCTCCATGTCTGCGAGGTCGTCGATGCTGACGTTGTGCCTCTGCCTGAGCATGGCGTTGAATCTTTCAGGGTCGATGCGACGCTTATCGAGAATACCCATGAACTTGCGCTTGCCGTTCTTTCCCCTGAGAATATCGTGGAGGCCACGCCTCCGTCCCGCGTCGAACCCAGCACCGCCAAGCCTGCGCGCCTTCTTGATTTGTCCCTTCTTCGGCTTGGGGATACCGATGATGAGGACCATGCCTCCCTTCCCCTTCTTGCCCTTGGGCTTCTCGATGTCTTCCTTCGCCATCATTCCACCCCATGCTGCTTGAACTTCGGTTTGTTCAGTCGTGATTCACGCCATAGACGGTCGCACTCAGGGCACTCCCAAACGAGCACACGCGAATCTCTCTCATTAACGTAGCGCGCCTCAAGTCTGCGAGCGAGCACCGGCTTGAAGCAGCCGGGGCACTTTTGCGAAAGACGGTCGCGCAACTTTCCCATTCTTTCACCTCAAGGAATCTGCGGTGGCGCAGCACCCGGAAGAGCCACAACATACGCGGCAAGCCTGTCGATGGCCTGTTGGATTGTCGTGGGGGCGGGCGCTGCCCAACTCGCAGCAGAGGTTGTGGGCGTGAAGGTGTCGGTTTGCGCACCACCGGGGGCGAGATAGGCTAAGTCAGCAAGATTGCTCGCAGCCGCCAAGTCACCGTTAGAGTCAGCGACAAGAACAGCGTTCGTTACCGTTGTTTGTCTGATGGTTCCTGCGACGTGAAGAAGAGCCTGCGGCCCGCCAGTCCCGATGCCCAACCTTCCGTTTGAGTCGAGGGTCATTTTGACTTGAGGGACGGTTGAAGCGCCGGGGTTGCCAGCCGTTACCGCGAACCCGATTGCCATAGCACCCTTAGTGTCGGTGGTGTAGGACTCTCGTGCAATAGGCACAATCGCCGCCAAAAACTTCGGGTTTTCCGTAGTGAAAGCACTGTCCGTGGACATGAACTTGATGGGGACACCAAACTTCGACGTGGTGTTCATTCCCGCAGCAGACAATTCAAGTCCACCCATTGTGCGGGTGAGGGCGTTATCACCGGCAGACGTGTCTTTGACTCTGATAACGTGATTTGACCCCTCAACATGCAAGGCAGTAGCGGGTGAAGCAGTTCCGATGCCAACTCGGTCGTTGGCAGCGTCAACGTGTAAGGTAGTCCCGTCAACAGTCAGACCTTTGCCTGCGGCGATGGTAACATCGCCCGTTAAAGCCAATGTTGCTTCTCCTTCAACGGCAGCGATGGCGTCTGCATCTGCGTATGCGGTCGCGCTTGCAGCAATACCGTCGAGTTTGGTTTTGTCCGCGCTGGACATCGAGCCTGCTGCACTCGTTGTTGCCGCGCTAATGCCGATTGTGCCCGACCCCGTGATGGTGCCGCCCGTGATGGGTGCTGAGGTAGCAATACTCGTGACCGTGCCCGCGTTCGCAGTCGCCCCGTCAGCGATGTTGAGGAGCGTCTGCACCTCGGCCTTCGTGATGCCTGATGCGAACGCAGGCGTGCCGCTGTTGATTTCGATGGCGGGGTCAGGCAGACCGATGATGGCGGATTGGTAGTCGCACCGCACCCACACGCTACCCTCGTAGATGAATGTCGCGCGGTGTCCGCTCGACAATGTCGCATTCAGTCCTGTTGGGGAGGTCTGATTGTCGAAGACGATAGAACCGTCACCGTCGTTGCACACTTCGATGATGTGCCCCTCAGGGAACATGTAGTTCGCGCTGCCGTCACGCTCAGGATTCAGGGTGATGGTGACGCCGCTGTTCGGGCTGAGCATGAAGAACGCGTCACCGTCTGCGGTGATGACCCAAGTGCCGTTTGTCGTCAGCCCCGTGCTCGTTGCGTCGACACCCATTCCCTGCAGGCGGACAGAGTAGTGTCCCGTCTGTTCGTTGTTTCTCCCTGCGAAGTAGAACGAGTCGGCAGCGTGTCCGCCTCCGCGGTCTGCACCGCGCGACGGTCCTTGCCCATACCCTGCATCGCTGCTGCTCGGAGGACTTTGGCTGAACGAGCCGTAGCGGGGGTGGCTGACCCAATGCACGTTGACCGTGTCTGAGACAGTCAGTTCTCCGTTCTCGTTGTGCACCACGTTGAGATGCTCAACGCGGTTCACACCCTTGTCTCCGGTGTCCACGATTTCTCCGCTTGAGATGCTGCCGAGCGACAGCGGCACGCGGAAGTCAGCAGCCGCCTTGATGAAGACGCGCTTGTCGTTGATTTCGACGATGTTGATGTTGCGGGTTCCGCCTCCTGAGGCGACGTATTGGACGCGGACGTGCGCGAGGACAACGGCCTTCATGTTGTCCTGTGTCGCCCCCGTGTCGAAGTCGATGAGGTATTGGTTGGAGGCTGAAGGGTAGAGGCCCGTGGTTGTGTCTACCGGACTGCCGCCCTCGTAGTGAATCTTGAAGTGACCACCGCTTGGTGCAACGTAGACGGTGTAGATGGCTTCCTCGTTGGACGATAGGACAAGCCCGCCGGTGCCGTGCGTAGCGTCGTTGAGGTCAAGCGTCTTCGTGTTCCCTACGCCGTTGCCGAACTCGTAGAGCGCGCCGTCGAGCACGGCAAAGCCACCACTTACCGTCAGCGTTGATGACGAGGCGCGCACAATAGAACCCGGCTGGTTGCCGCTGTTCGTCTCGTTGCGCGTTGAGTCGTAGGCTCCGTCTTGGTAGCGGATGATGCCGTTGCCGTGCACGCCCTGCAACAGATTGGTCAGCGTTGCGGGTGATAGTGCGTCCCCGTCACGCAGTCCGTCCTCGCCAAGCGTGTTCTGCGCGGCGGTGTGACCGGCCAAGTTGTCGGATACCATCAGGCCACCTCCAAGATGAACGAGAAGCGCACTTCGTTTTCAGCGTTTTTGACGAAGGAGTTCACGTCAGCCCGATAGACAGGGACAAACTCTCCTGTAGACGCGTCTTTGTATTGGATGTAGACTTCCTGCACGGGTTTGGCGAAGACATAGGATGCGTTGAACACGCCTTCCACGAGCAGGCTTGTGTCGTCAATGATTTGCACGCGCGGTGTGACGCGCGCAAGTGTGCGTGCACCACCATCGTCGGAGGTCGCTACGGACCCGTCGCTGCCGATGTGCAGTTCAGTGATGAGCGTTGAGAGATGTTCGACCAATCGGCGCTTGACGGCGTTCAGCATCGGCATCAGATTTTCCTCCTCGATTTGCGTCCCTTCGTAACCCTCATTTCGTGTGCTCGCGGTCGGAGCAGCCTCAGTTCGCTGATGGAGCCGGGGATGCTTGCCCCGCTTACGAGGGTCACGCCTGTGAAGGTTGTGGCCGTCGTGCCGCTGTAGGACACAAAGGATTGGTCATCGAGGATGAGGTGCCCGCTGCTCGGAAAGCCGGTCGTTGCGGTGACCGTGATAGCCCCCGCAGCGTGTGACCCCGGTAGACGGCGCGTGATACCGAAACCGAGCGCTGACCGACCCGGTCCATAGTTGGCGTTGCGATGACCGAGCAGGACGCCTGCGTGGATGTCGGGGTAGGTGTTGGTCGTCGAGGTGCGGCGGATGCGAGCGAGCCGAGCGATGACCGGCTTTACGGTCAGAACTCCGGTGACGCGCATGTTTGCGTTTCCGATGCCGCTCTTGTTCAAGCGCACAACTTGGAAGTTCCTGTCCGGCTCGTCTTGCTCCTCTTGACTGCCCTCGTCACCGAGGGAGGTGATGACGGCCTCAAGGCCTGACTCGTAGGAGAGCATTTGGAAGTCTGACTCTCCGCTCGACGAGTGCGTCACTTCGATGAGCGCCTGCTGCACGTCGCCGATGGCTGAGTTGAAGGTCACGATGTCGCCCGGTTCCAAGTCCCACGACAGGCTGTGACGCTTAGAAAGAAGCGCGCCTTGGGCCTTTTTGTTGAGGCGGAGTGCCTGCGTTGCACTCTTTCTGGCACGCGTCTCATTGTTTGCGGTTGGGTCAAAGACGTTCATCTGCTTGATTGAGCCGTGCTTCTTCTGCAGTTCAGCATCGTCCACCTGTGCGCTGATAACGTCGTTGACGGCAACACCTCTCCCCTTCACCGTGACCCGATTGGCAACGTCCACCACGGGGTCAATCTTCGTTTGTCCGATACCGCGTTGCACGCCAAGTTCGCGGTCCTTCGTTTGGAACACCTTGGGCGCGTAGAGGAAGTTACCGAAGCGGTCGTAGTAGATGATGAAATGGTCGTGACGAGCGACTGAACGGATGGCTGTGGGGAGGTTGAGCGATTGAAAGTTCTGCGCGACGAAGAGGGTGCTTACCCCTTTCGACACAACGCTGTTCAGTCCGTGCAGCGCTTTGGTGAACAGTTTCTCGACCAAATCGGTGCTGCGCAATCCAACCGAAAGCGTCTGCCCTGCATAGACGTGCGTCGTAGCGCCCATCTGCAGGTCGGTCAGCGTGCGCCCCTTCATGTTGTTCAGGTTCACACGCGCACCCTTCTGTGCTGCCTGCACCGATTCGGTGCGCAACCGGAGCGACGGGTCCACGACATCGAAAAGAAGCATCGGGCGGCGCGATGTAGCGGACAGGGAAACGCCGTCGAAGAATGGTGCGTCTTCGTGAGTTGTGTGAGCAAGCCGCACCCCAGCCTCCTCTTCACTCAATCGGTATCGTCGTGGGTGGGTGGCTTGGAAGTCCGCCTGCTTGGGTTTGCTCACCTGCGTTGTCTTGCTGTTGTCTTGCGCGGTCTTGTAGATGACGTGGTGCACCGCGTTGTCGACGAAGGTTGGCTCCTCTGCAATGGCGCCGATTTGGTCGTGGATGGCGTTTGAGCGACCAAGGCTACGTCCTGCGTAAGACGTGTTCGTGGGGCTTGTGATGGTGTAGGTTGTCATGCTCCCACTCCGTTGTCTGTGCGGTCACCCTCGCTTGCGTGCGACGCCGTGTTCATCTTGTCTCCCGCGAAGAGCGACTGCGTGTAGCGCGGTTGCACCGTGTAGTCGAGGCGGATGAACTGCTCGTCGTCCTGCTTGACTGACTGTCGACGGCTTGCGTCACCGCGGAAATGCTGCAGCGTGTTGTTGGTCACCACCATGCGCGCGACAGCCTGAGTGGCGGAGGTCGTGAAGTCGCTTGCATCAGCGCCGGGGATGAGCGGACCCACGCTCGCGGGAGCACTCGTTGACGAAGTCAGGTTGAACAGATAGACAGGCGCGTATGGTGGGTTGCTTGGTGCAGGGTTGGTGTTCCGCATGTAGGAAGATGCTGAATCAGCAGCGCGCGCGTTCGGTGCGTCATACATGAAGACGCCATAGCGCCCCGCTGCCGTGGCCGATAGGACGTGCGTGGTGTCGTCGCGGAACAACTCAATGTGCCGGTTGTCGAGCACGCGCACAGGGCGAACGAGGAACTTCAGCGTTTGGTCCTTGACGTTGGTCTTATAGGACGTTGAGTCGTGATTGCTGGTCTGATAGGGGTTGGTCGTCACACCGGAGGAGGCGCCCCATTGGTGGTCGCTGATGGCTTCACCGTCTGAACTGACTTCCAAAACGTAGGTGCCGCCAATCGGTGGGATGCCGTGCGTGGTGCCGAACTTCAGAACCTGCTTCGCGCTCGACAGGTTGAGCGTATGCAAATTGAGGTTTCCAACCGTTCGGTCAGAGGTGCTCACCCCGCCGGAGAAGATGAAGCGCTGACCGACCTGCCGGTCTGTATGCAGGCTGTGGGCCTCGGTGCTTGCGATGACGTAGTTGTCGCCCATCTCGCCGTCGTTCTCTCCCACCGTCATCGCGTCCAAACCAATACGGGGTTTCGATTTCGCAATTGGTTCCTGCATGAACGTGAAGTTTGACTTCTCGACGTTCGTTCCGACGTTCGCCTCTCGCTTCAGCAGACCATCACCGCCTGCAAGTTCAAGGCGCGCGCTGATACCTTGCGGCATTTCGTGGGCTTGCAGCGCCACGTTCGACGGGCGGATGAGTCCGCTTGTGAACGCCGGTTCACTCGTGTGGTGCGACAGCACCAGTCCGAAGGGGCGCAGGTCCTCGCTGACGGCTTGCAGCACGTCCTCGTTGAAGTAGGTCGGGTAGCGCACACCGCGCCCGTCACCACGGTCACCAACGCGCTTTGCAGTAGCGGGGTCGAAGAAGGTCTTCTCAGCAAGACTGAAGCGCAGCGTTGCATCATCGAACATGGTTTCCGCAGACTTGGTTCGGTCAGTCGCTCGGTAAGCGTCCTCAGGGTCCCACGATGGGCGAACACCGAAGCCACGCACCGGGAAGCGACGCACTTCCTCACCCGTGGTGTTGCCCCACCAATCAACCATGTAGTGGGCCTGAGCAAGCGCGAGGTTGACGCGTTGGTCTTCGACGTCGGTCGACATGCGGTGACCTGCAGGCGTGTCTGCGTGGAACTGCCGGATGGCCGTCTCAGGGTTCCTGATGTTACGCACCGCGCAACCAAAGCCCTTCGTCATTCGCCGCCCGTCGCTGTAACGCACTTGCTGCAGTTTGAGGTCGCTGCCGATGAGAGCAGACGCGTTGGTCTGTCGCTCGATGATGCCGACGTAGGAGGGTTGAGCGGTGGAGGTGACGTTGGAGTTGCCCGAACTGCTTTGCGTGTTCGTGTTGACCGTCGTCTGCTCGTTGCTGACGAACGGCCCTTCAGCGTCGTAGTGGTAGTAGGCGTGAGGGTCACGGAGGGCTTGGTTCGACTTGATGGCCCATCGCGGTCGGTTATACGGCTGACGAACAGAAATGCGGTAGCCCCATCCAGCGTTGCGCTTCGTGGCTGCTGAGTCAATTGTTTCGCTCAGCGTTTCAATGTCTGCGTTGGCGACGACAAGACCCTTCGCGTCACTCACCGTCTTGATGTTGGAATCGTCCCACTTGTTTCGCCATCCGGGTGCCGCTGTGCCGTAAAGCGACAGCGAACTCATCTGCGCACCAAAGCGATGACCACCGGGCCAAAACGCACCCAGTTGGTATTTGCGCGACTTCCCGTCTGTGCCCGCCTGATGTGGGTAATTGGAGTCGGGGTAGGAGTCAGTCAGCCCGTCGCCCGGTCCTTCCCACGCCTTCATTCTGAACTTGAACGGGCCGTCGCTCATCGCGTAGGTGAACTCGTGGTAGTGCACCATCTCGAAATGCTCAGGCGCGTGATTGAATGCCTTCTTGTCGACGGCGGCGTCACCCTTGTTTGTTCGACTGTCGGAGAACCACGTCATTGGACGACCGAGGTTATAGTGCCAAAGACACAGATACGCGTCTGGTAGATGCAACGAGTTGGTGTCGCGTGTGCCTGAGAGCAGTTGCGGTAGGTTGCGCGTAGCCACACTTGCTTCGGATTGAGTGTAGATGCCGCCCGGTGGGAGGTTATTATACGGCGAAGATAGACGCACCGTAGCACCCTGTGTGGCTGCGGCCCAAAAGCCACTCGTCGTGTTCGCGATGCCGTTGAACACCACAGGACCTGAAGCGCCCAAACCGCTGATGTATCCTCGGTCGACGTAAGTGGCCGTCTGCTCAACCCCGCTTGCATCGGTGATGGTCAAACGGTGACGGTAGTAGGATAAACCAACGAGTGGGAAGAGTGTGTTGTTTCGGACGTAGAGTTTCGCAGCCGATTGGTCGCCGTGCTCAATCGTGGCCGTGGGGGTCAGCGACGTGAGGTATTCGGTGTAGACGTCGAGGTAGTGCGAGGGGTAGCCAAGCATCGTTGTCTGCGTGCCCACCGCTCCGAGAGTCGAACGACAGAACAGGTAGTAGTCGTCGGGCTGGTATTGCTCAAGGCGCTTCCAGTTGTTCGTCGAGGAGAAGATGGTGGAAGACGCGAGCGCAGCGCTCCACCACGGCACGGTGACGGTGTTGCCCGGAGTGGAGCGGTGGAACATGTTTGGGTGATACGGTAGGCTGCGGCGCGTGAATGCCCCCGAAGAAGTGGCGTTGACGCCGAAGGGGTTGCTCAGTCCGAGCGTAGGGATGTTGGTGAACTGCTCACGCGTCGATGCGTCGATGTCGAGCATCAACTCGTTGAGGTAGATTTCACAGCCGCGCACGTCAGCCATTGTGGCTTCCGACAGGATGAGGTCGAAACTGTTCGTTCCCCATTTGAGCGCGACGACCGTAGCCACCATTTGGTCCGTGAGCGTGCGCACCGTGGTGTTGGTTCCGCTCGGGTCCTCAGGCGCGTCGTTGGATGCAAACGTAGTGTTTTCGTTGTTACCCATGAACTGCTTGCTGAAGAGATTTGGTTGAATGACGATTTGGTAGGCGCCGACCTCAGCAGGGTCAGGGAAGTTCCACGCCGTGTTGTAGTTGGTGCCGACCTCCAACTGAATGCGATGTCCACCTGCAGCGTTGCAGGAGGCGCTGTCGTCAGCGATGCCGTATCCATCGAAGCGCAACTTTGTTTCCGTGAGGAGCGTGAAGCCATCGCCGTGGATGTCGCTCGGTGGGTTGGGCGCGGTGACGCCGGAGAACCACACGAGAGAGTTGGGGATGGCCTTGCTCGTGTCGTAGTCGGTTGCACCAAAGCACGCACGGTTCTCCTCGTAGATGCGTTGATAGATGGGGTGTGCAAGGTGACCGGGCATCATCGCCATCGTCGGAGTGACGTAGTGGTGCCCCATCCGAGGCAGCGGCATTGGTGTGAGTTTGTTGGCTGCGCGCACCTTTGCTGCAGGGCTGCTACCGGACGAAACACTCAGCCAATCGGTCAGAGGCTTGTCGGGGCTGTTGCCGCTCACCTCGGCGTGGTCACGCAATCGTCGTGCTGCGAAGTGGCGCGTCGAGCCTGCAGGGACATAGAACGAGGGCTTGATGGTGTCGCCGCTGCTCCATGAAAAGTCTGGTGCAAAAACAACACCGGTGAAGTCGGAACCGCTGACGTTGGTGAATGACGCAATCGTGCCGTTGATGCTCAAGAAGTAGCGCCCATCGGGGGTGCCGTCTTGCTTCCAAATGTCCGCGGTGATGGCTGCATTGGCGGTGATGGTGTTGGTGCCGACTGCCGTGACTGTGAGAGCGTTGCGCGTCATCGCATTGTTGATGATACGCATCGGCTCGCGCTCTGTGTAGGTGTAGCCCATCTTGGTGACGTGGAAATAGAGCGCGCGGTCATGTGGCTCATACGCTGTCTCAAGCGGGTTCTGCGACTGCAGAGAGTTGGTGCTGTCGGGGAACTGATTGGGGTTCTGATTGATATGCTCGTATCCTGTCTGTTCCCAACGTGGTGCGGTTTGAGGTCGCCCTGCATCTGCTTGGAAGTTCGTCAGCACCTCGCCTGCAGGTTGCGACGGGTGCTGCAAGCCACCGCTGCCCATCGTTTCGTGTTGATAGGCTTGCAGCCGGTCGAAGCCAGAGCGCACGAGAATGTTGCCGGGGATGTCGTCGTGGTTGGGCAGTTGAATCTTCATGTTAGGCGACGTGCCGCTGCCCGCCAAAGCAGGAGCCAAGCCCTCGTTTTCACGGTCGTGAATCAACTCGTAGTCCCGAATGACGACACCAAGCGGTGAGCCGCCCTCAAGGGTGTGCTGCTGCCCGGTGTCGTCCGTGACGATGATGGAATTGAATTGCGTCTCCTCGTTCGGAATGCTCAGCGCGTTGCGCACTTCGTAGGGGAATTGCTCAGCAAGAGAAGGATGCGCGAGTTCCTGCGCTTGGATGATGGGATACATCGCGGCATTCGTTGTTTCAAACGAGAAGCGCACGTTGCCGTAGATGGTTTCACCGAAGCGAACGTATTCGCTGCCTACCTTGTGCACAGTCCACGGGATGGCCCCAAGACCGCGCGCGTTTTGAGCAGGCATCGTCAGGTTGCCGCCACCCATTCGCTTCCAAACGACGTGCTCGACGAAAAAGTTGCGCGCGGCGACGCGGTCTTTCCAGTAGTCGAAGATGTCTCCGCGGTGGTCGGAGTAGGAGGTGTAGCCGCTCATGCTCACCTTCGCTGTCTCGCTGTCGAACAGGTTGTCGTTCGGGTAGTTGGAGACGTTGGGGTTCTGCTCTTGGTCAAAGAAAAGGTCACCCGTAGGGAACAGACAGGTTTCCATCTGAGCAAGCCCGGTGCTCACCCCTGTCGTGAACAGAGGAGACGCGTCTGTAGGTTTCGTGATGGTGACGTCGTGTAGTGCTTCGACGTGCGGTCCCGCGTTTGACTCAGCGCTGTAGCGGTCTGTGTTGAACCGGTCGTTGTGATAGGCGAGAACGGTGCCGCCCTCAGTCCCTCCCCACTTGAGTTGCAGCATGTCGCCGCATGCTTCCTGCCCGTTGCGCCACGACTTGGCGATGATGGGCAGGTCACCTTCGTAGGAAACGACAAGGAAGTGGCGTTGATGCAGCCCTGTCGCATCGTGCGAGGTAGACTTGGGAACCCAGTCAGCCTCAGCGTTCTCAGCGCTGTCGGTCTGCAGCACCCATTGAATACTGCCTGCTTGGTGGCATCCAAGCGCAGACCCGTATGGGTTGAAACCGAGAGATGGATGCCATGCACCCAGCCCTGAAGCAAGGCGGTCGTTGCCGTTGTCTGCGACCTTGAGGCTGTTGAAGTAGGAGTAACGCTCACCACTCCACCCCACCGCTCCAACGGCGCGCGTCCTATCTATTGCGTCGGTCACCCCGCTGAAGTGCACCTGCGTGGTCGCAAAGTGGTCGAAGGGGCTGTTCGACATCTGCCCGCTTGCTGTCGCCGACGTTGAGCGCGTGCTCTCAAGCGTGGCCTGAATGCCGTTGTCCCACCGCAAGTTGCCCGCTTTCGACCACGCGAACGCCCTGAAGTTGCTACCAAGAGAGGTGACCGCTGCCGCTGTCGTTGGGTCCTCCAATCGAGTCTGATTGGAGCACACGTTGCGACCGAGCACGAAGACGCCGTTGCCTTGGTCATAGTGGGAGTAGTAGCCGTAGTAGGAATCTGTTCCGTTGCTGACGCGCAACCAACCGTTTTCGGGCAGCGTAAGCGGTAGCCCTGCGGGGATGGTGAGCAGCCCGTTGGTGTCGTCGTAGTTTGCGTCGGCAACGCTGCCGAGGTCAATCCAACCGTATCGGTCTTGGCGTTGCGCGTCTTGGAAGGAGGGCAGGAACGAGCCGCCCAACGCCTTGAGGTTGGAGCGACCGGGGTAGGTGTTGATGGCTGAGGCCACGACTGCCGCCAACTCCTCCGCATTCTGGCATCGCGTCGCGTCAATCAGGAAGACGTCGTCAGGGACGTTTGAGTCAGCGAGCGTTGCGTCATAGTCCGTCAGCACATACGAGCCTACGCGGAACATCGTAGCGTTAAGCCCCAAGCGCTCGATGTGAGTCATCGCCGTGTTTGCCGAGTTGACGAGGCTTGCAGTTACAGGATGCGGCGCGTTCTTTCTTACGCCGTTGTCGAACCATGAACCACCTGCCGTGTAGCCGCCGTCGAGATGGAAGATTAGTTTGTCGAGGGCGAAGTCGGTGATGCCTCCCGAGTAAAGCCTCGCTGCTCCATAGAAAGAGAAGGGGTGCGCGTATTTGTTCGATGCCGAAGGCCCAGTAGCCGTCGGTGTGAAGAAGTGGTTGGTCACAAAGCGACCGTTGACTGGCGAGGCGAGGTTGAAGTCCGTGTTCGGCGAACCGTAAGCAGGCTCCCAATGTCGGAATGTCTCGTAGGGGAAGACGTTGGTCGCTCCATATGCGTCCACCATCGGCAAGAATTGGTCGGCTCCGCTGTCGAGCGTTGTGTTGCTGAGTTCGTTTGGGAGGAAGTAGCCCGCTTCGTTGCCTTGGTTGAACGTAGTGCCCATCGCCCCGTCAAGGCTGCAGTATTTCTTCCACGCAGCCGTCCACTTTGCCGACGGCTCGACCGACGTGGTCACGGCCAAAGCCTCCCCTCGCCAATGCTTGGGCACGGCCTGACCCGGCCCGAAAATCATGTAGGCAACGCTGTTCGCAGAATCTGTGTAGCGAGCGTATGGGTGAGCAAACCGAAGAATGACGGGCACCGGTTTGGCGACCTTGACGTTCGTGTAGGTCGTGCTTGGGATTGAGTGCGAGTTGGTGTTGCCGTCAAGGTCTGTATTCAGGACAGCATCGGAGTTGGCGAAAGGTGGTGTTGGCTCACCTCGGTGCTGATTCAACAGCGGTGCGGCAGGGAACATGGCGAACATCGCAGCCGTGTCGATGAGCGCGTAAGCGCCCATATTCTCACCGACGTTCTGCAAGCCTGCGCTTCCCGTGGGACCGCTTGCGTAGGGGTGCTTATTGTGCGTCGAGTAATCGACGCGCGACCCGTCGTTGACGTCCATCACGACACCGCTGAAGCCACCGCCAAAGTAGAGCGGGACGTGGTGGTCAATGCTGTCGTGCGCGCCACGGAAATAGAGCAGGGGATTGCCTCTCCTATTCGCGCGCAAGCGCATTCCTTGGATGTCGTTAACGAACTTGAAACGCTGCAGGATGCTTGTCGAGGTGATGCTCGTTCGGAACGAGCCTTTGCCGTCGTTGTGGTGGAAAGCAAACAAGCGCGATGCAACTGTATTCTTAGCGGCCATAGAACTAAGCGCAGCACAGAAAACATAGGTGTCCTCATCGACGTCCAATCGTTTGAAGGGCGACCACGAGCCGTCGATGGCTCCGCCAAACTCGGTGTTCGCCGTGTCTTCGCCGTGGTTGCTTCCGCCCGAAATGTGCTGTAACTGCCATGCGTATTGCCGACCGAGGACTGCAAAGTGGTGAGGGTCGCGTGCTTGGATTTGGTATGTGTCGTGGTCGCTTCCGGGCATCGACACACCGTCCATTTGGAACGTAACTGCTTCAAGCGCAGGTGTGATGTGGTCGCTCTCGAAGCGCGTGTATTTGTCGCCGCGCAGGTGCTTTTGCCAATCGGAAGTGTCGACTGCGTTGTTGGTTTGGTCGACAAGAATAGGCGTGGCCGTGTTGGCGTTGTTCCCACGGAAGCGTGTCGTGATGGTCAACAACGTGCTCGGCAAGTAGCCTGTATCAAGAAGGATAGCGTTGAGTTCCTGTGTTGGCTTCACACCACCGAACTGACCACCGCTACCGTGCGAAGCCGCTACCAAATCGTGCTCCTTCGTGCTCGCGCTGATACCCCAATCTTTCGACAACGAAACAGAGAACATCGAGCGCAGCGGCACGACCTGTTTCTGACTGTTGAACGTGCTGATGCGCACCGCTGTCCTTGCGTTCTCACCGAGCCACTCTTCGTAGGTGCGACCGTCTGGCGCGCGCAAGTGGCTGCAGTCGAAGTATTGGTCCTCTTCGTTGGGGTCAACGGTGAACGCGTAGGCGGTGGCTGCTGCGATGAGTTCGTCGGTCACGATGGTGGTTTGATTGAGGAAGGGGCTGAGGATGACGGGGGTAGCGTTGTTATCGTGTGCCGTCGGACCACGCTTCGCAGCACCGCCTGCGACCGTCCCAAACCATTGTTCCATGTCGTCTGCGTTGACGCCTTCTAAACCGAAGAACGTGTGCTGACCACCTCGTCCGTTATGCGTGCGTGACGTGTAGGAAAAGACGACGCCTACGTCGTTATATTGGCTCGTAGAGGATGGGATAGCGAGCCAAATCAAACCGCTGTCGGGAAAGCCCATCCATCCGAGCACGTCGTCGACATCAGGAAGCGAGTGCCAGATTCCGCCGTCGTGGTAACCGTAGCCGCTCGCACTCTTCAGAATAAGCGTGTTGGGGTTGTCGTAACTCGCGCCTGTCTTGGCGACCGTGTCTGAGTCAACCGTCACAGCATAGCCTGCGTTGGGCGTGTAGACGCCGCGCCACTTGTTTCCGCGCCATTGGTGGTCGTTCGTTCCCGTGTAAAAGAACGGCGTGCCCTGTCCGCCTTCGCCCCACATGTGCGCGCCAAGGGTGAAACCACCTTGTGCGACGTCTCGGTCGTCAAAATAGATGAGCGTCTCTTCGTCGATGGTGCTCGGCATCACCGAGTTTCGATGCGAGAATGACTCACCCTCTTTCCGATAGATGTAGCGCAAGATGTGCGATTTGCCGCGATGGTCCACCATCTTCAGCCCGTAGAGGCGTTGCGTGCCTACAGATTCGTCGCTGATTTGCGCAGCAGGCGCATAGGGGTAGTTGGCGTAGTAGGTGTCCGTGGTTGCGAGGTATTGACCATAGACCGATGAGAAGCGCCCGCTACTCTTGCCGTCTTCACCGAAGCCCCAAATGCCCGCGTCGGGCGCGAAACCGGGCACACCTGCAGCCACGATGCCGCCAAAGTTGACGCGCGCCTTTGCACGCGTTCCAACCTGCAACCCTTCGCGGATGGTGAACTTCTGCCCTGCGTTCTCAAACGACTCCATCGCGCCGCTGTTAGAGGAGCGTCCGGTGGTTGCTCCGGTGTTCGGCGACTCGTTGCCTGAAATGGTGGTGTTGTAGTCGGCGTGGTAGCCAAGGTGCAGATTGGTGACGAACTCGTCAGAAGCCTCGTCCAAAGCAACGTATTCGCGCAGCGTTGTGATGGGTGCGAAGGGACGACCGTTCTTGTCGATGGGCATCGGAGCAGGGTGCATGTTTTCCCCGGCAAGTTCAGGTGGCGCGCAGAAGAAGTTCCTGAATCGCCCGCCGTGTCCGATGAGGAACTGCGGCTTATACTCCGACTGTCCTTTGCTGTTGTCGAGCCACACGCAGAAGTTGCGACCGCTTGCACCCGGCACCGTTGAGTGGATAACGATGCTGTAGCCTTCGTTGCCTTCAGCATCCTCAACGACGCGCCCCAAGTGCGCGCGCATGTATCCCATATGCGAACCACGGTCGAACGACGTGAACGCATTGTCCATCCAAAACGGTGCAGGGTCGTGCGTTGAACCCGTCACGGCAAAGTCAGCGTGGTGATGTGCAGCCGTTGCGTCCGTTGGCTCAAAGCCTCCACCACCGGCGCTAACAGCACGTCGATTGATGTCGAAGCGCTCACCCTCACCGGGGAACTGGTCAGACGGGCGTCGTTGGCTGCTGCGTCCGTTAGGAGCACCTGCTTGGTTGATGAGTCGCACGACCTCACGGGCTGCTGCCTCAATGTCGGTCACACCCTCACGCAGACCAACCTCGCCCAAGTCGACAGAGAGTCGGCGCACGAACTCCATTTGCTCCCAATGAGGCAGATGCTGCAGCCTGTCTTCGTAGTGGCTGGTGAGCACGTTGAATGACGCGCGCTTTCCTTTGAGGCACAAGAAGGCGGAAATGGCGCGAGTGCCGTCAGGGGTGTCGAAGAAGGTCGAACTGAACTGATAGGCTCCTGCTGTGCCGTCGACAATCTTCTCGGAGTCAGCGTTGAGAATGGTTTCAGCATGGCGTGTCTGTGCGCTGTCGATAGCGATGACCGACTGAGAAACACGACCATGACCAAACTCAGCCGTCTCCTCTCCGAACTTAACGTAGTGTTCAGTCTGACGCCCACTCCGAACATAGGTGCGCGCAAGGTTGGTGCTCAGATAGGCCTCATCCATCAGATACCATGCACGGTGAGCGTAAGCCCCCTCAACGAAGCGAGACTTGCCTTCCTCTTTCAGCAGGTCATAGTTGACGCTGTTGATGGTTTCCGTGTGCGTTGATGATGTGGTGGCCTTGTCCTTCCTTTGGGTCTTGAAGCCTGCAGCCACGTCCAAGCCCTCAATCGTCGGCGTTGCGGCGCTTGTCTGAACCTGCATCTGCAGGTCATGGAATGCGATGAACTCACGGTCATGCGCGACATCATACAGGAGAACGCGCGCATGCTGTTCTGTGCTGAGGTATGGGTCAAGGTAAGCGACAACGGGAGCATTGGTGCTGTGACCAAGTTCGGACCAGTTGAGTTCGATGGTCTTGTTGACGTGTTGCACAAAGTTCCTTGCTGTCTCGATGCAGGTGTCGCCGATGAGGAAGTTTTCCAACGGAAGCGTGTCGCGCGCTTCTGTGCCGAGCGCCCCC